TTATCCATTGTATGTTGAAAAATATTCAACATTGTCTAGACATTCTAACCATACAATTTTTGATATAAAGTTACAAAAGACAGAACCAGCGGAAGGTTATCATATTTGGCACGCTGAAAACGAAAATCATGATACTAGAAACAGGATAATGTCTTTTATTCTGTATCTAAATGATGTTGAGAAAGGTGGAGAAACTGAGTTTTTGTATCAGAAGGCTAGAGTTGAAGCAAGAAGGAATAGACTTGTTCTTTGGCCTGCTGGATATACACATTTGCATAGAGGAAATCCTCCACTTTCAGGGACAAAGTATGTTCTCACTGGGTGGGTTGAATATGGTATGAGAGATAATTAAATAACTACATAAATATCTAAAAACCTCAGATGAGTAAGTTAAATGTAAACGAGATACAACCTGTAGGAGGCGGTCAGACTGTAACGGTAACTGCCGCAGAGATTACTGCAAGTTCCTCTACGATAACTGCATCTAGTTTTGTTGGACCTTTAACTGGTAATTCTACAGGATTGACTGGAACTCCTAATGTTGTAGTTGGAATTGTAACTGCAACTGAAATTGCTGGTGTGAGTACTATTGGTGTCACTACTGTTACTGCTACTACTTTAACGGTTAATGGTAATAATTATCCTTCTGCTGGTGCACTAAGTAACCGTAACTTGATTATCAACGGTGCTATGCAGGTTGCCCAGCGTGGGACGAGTTCAACCGGTAACACATCAGGCGGATACTTTACCTGCGATAGATGGACCGCTAACATTGATACAATGGGTACTTGGTCATTTGACCAGTCTTCAACCGTTCCATCTGGCTCGGGTTTTACAACATCTTTGAAAGTTTCTTGCACAACCGCAGACGCATCGCCTGCCGCTGCAGATGCTGTTTTTATTCAACATCGAATTGAAGGTCAAAATCTTCAGCAATTAGCAAAAGGCACGTCGTCAGCAAAAGCAGTTACTCTTTCGTTTTGGGTTCGCTCATCAAAAACGGGGACTCATATTGTTGAGCTACGAGATGACATCAATACAAGGCACATTGCTAAATCTTACACAATCGCAGCAGCAGATACTTGGCAATTTGTTCCGTTGACATTCGATGGCGACACGTCAGGAACACTTACAAATAGCAACATTAGAGCGCTTGATATAAATTTCTGGCTGGGTGGAGGCAGTGATTTTACAAGTGGAACGCTTGCGACTTCTTGGGCAGCAAGAACTCTTGCTAATGCTGCTGTTGGGCAAGTAAATTTGGCGGACAGCGCTTCTAACGAATGGTACATAACTGGCGTCCAACTAGAAGTCGGATCCGTCGCCACACCGTTTGAACACCGAAGCTTTGGTGATGAGCTGGCAAGGTGTCAGAGGTATTATTATAGAATTACAGGTTCTGAAACATCCTCCTCAAACTCAGGACTTTACGGTATTGGATTTAGTCAATCATCTACTGCAGGAAGATCTTCTATACATCTTCCTGTAACTATGAGAACTTTCCCAGAAGCACTAGAGCAATCTGGGACTGCATCGCATTATAGAGTCGTTGCTGGATCTAGTGGCAGCATAAATTGTTCTGCTGTGCCTACCTTTAGCACTTCTAATACAAAAACTATTGACATTAGCTGGACTGTTGCTTCAGGAGCTACAGCAAATCAAGGCGTTTATTTTATGTCAAATTCTGCAAGTTCGTACATTGGAGTTTCTGCCGAACTATGAATTACAAAAAACTTTCCAAAGCACACCCTGACGATCCTCAAATCTACGCTCGTATTGATGACGATGGTAAATGTCGTTTAACTTGTACTGCTAATTATCTACCGTTCCAAGAATGGATAGCAGAAGGCAACGAGCCACTACCAGCAGACGAACCAGAATAAATACTCAAGTATATCAACTATTTGAGTATATGGCTTACAGAAAGTTTAAGGGTATCCAATACCCTGTTCCTGGTGTAGATACCGCTATCAACACACTTGTTCCAGGTGCCCGTTGGGACTTATCAAATACCACCTTTGTTGGGTGGGAAGATGATCAAGGAAGAGAACCACCAACCTGGGAAGAGATTCAAGAAGAAATCAAAAGAGAAGTAGACATTTATAACTACTATCTCTATGAGAGAAACCGTGAGAAAGAATATCCCGACTGGAGAGATCAGTTGGATATGCTATACCACGATATAAAGTCGGGTAATATAAATAATGGAAGTTGGATTGCTGCTATCGACGCAGTTAAAGAAAATAACCCCAAACCAGAAGGACCTGAACCACAAGTATAACTATGGCACATTACGCAAAACTAGGACTTGATAATATAGTCACCGCAGTTGTGGCTGTGGATACGATTACTTGTATGACTAGGGGTGGCATCGAGAAGGAAGAGATTGGTTTAGCACACCTTGTCAAGCATCACGGACATGAGCTCTGGAAGAAGTGCTCATATAATACTGCTCAGGGAGTTCATAGAGAAGGTGGTACACCTTTCCGTGCTAACTATCCTGGTATTGGATGGTATTATAACTCCGAGCACGATATCTTCCACCCAGCAAGACCTTCAGATGCTGATGGAGATCTGATGAGTTCTCATACATTGAATACCACGACTGGTATGTGGGTAGCTCCCATCACAGAACCTACCTTGACTTCTGAAGAAAGAGAAGCAGGCAAGCGTTATGTGTGGGACGAATCGGCATATCAGGCAGACAATAGTCAGGGATGGGTTCTGGCTCCATGATGTTGTGCTATACTAGATAGTAAAACAATATTTCTCTATTATGAATTTTGCCGTATACTCAAAGGACAATTGTCCTTATTGCAAGAAAGTCAAAACAGTTTTGGAGTTGACTGGAAGCAAGTTTGTGGTGTATAATCTGGGTGAGGATTTTACAAGACAAGAATTCTACGAAGAATTTGGAAAAGGTTCTACCTTTCCTCAAGTAATATGTGATGGAAAAAAGTTGGGAGGTTCAGTTGACACAATCAAATTCCTCAGAGAACAGCAAGTTATCAGCTCCTAACATAAATAAATGTGAAGCCGGTAAGAATCGCGGCGTTGAATTTTTACTTAATGGAGGTAAAAGAAAGCAAACACAACCATTCCATATCATCTTCGAAAAGATGGTTTGCTTTCTCAATCGGGAAGTAACTATCTATTTTGAATTTTCCTTTAAGTCAAGGAAAAGAAATGTAGTCTCCCGAGGTAAGAAAAATGCTCGCAGTTAGTCTAGTAATTGGTTCTTTTGTAACCGTTTTATTTCTTGTAATGGGACTATTAGTTGGTTGGACTGCTAGAGAATACATGATGAACTATCGGGAAGTACCCAGACCTCACCCCGAAATGTTTGACGAACAGGGAAATCTTATTCCCGATGAGGTAATTGCATTTAACTTTGAAAACTATCATGACAACGAAAGCAACAACGACGAAGAAAACAACGAGGACGACTAAGCCAAAGGCACAGGTTGTAAAAGGTTCTCAACAAGGAATTCCTAATCTTCCCAAAAATCCTTTTGTTTTTGAGGTTTTAGACGTTGTATCTAAACAGAAAACAAAAGCGAATAAGATTAAGGCTCTGAAGAAGTACGAAGAAAAACATCTCAAGATGATTTTTATTTGGAACTTTGATGAGAGTATCAAGTCAGCTCTTCCAGAGGGTGAGGTTCCTTATTCTGGATTTGAAGATCAGGCAAGTTCCAGCGGATCTTTGTCTACAAAGATTGATGAGAACGTTCGTCGAATGCATGACACTGGTTCTTTCTCTCTTGGTTCTAGCGATCAAAACGGACACACCACTATTCGTAGAGAGGCAAAGAATTTTTATTACTTCATCAAGGGTGCATCTGATGGTGTGAGTACTGTTCGTCGTGAAACTATGTTCATTAATATCCTTGAGGGACTTCATCCACTTGAGGCAGAAATTCTTTGTCTGATTAAAGATAAGAAACTTGGGGACAAGTACAATATTACTCAAGAAATTGTGGCAGAGGCATATCCAGATATCACCTGGGGAAACCGTGTAAGATGAAAATTCTTTTTGAAGATTGTGATAGTGAGAAGGCAGAGGATAGAACTTTACCCTATAGTGCTTACATTATCACATATAAAGTTGATGAACAAATCAAATATGATATTGCAAGTGCTCCGAAGCGTGTAGATATCTTTGATTACTATTGGGATAAGTATCGTGAAGGGTTCATGGACATGAAACAAACAGAGGGTAGAACTAACCCTAGAGTCTGGGGTAACAAACCACCCTCCGAATCCAAAAAGCGAAAGTGATTCCCGGAAACGGGGAAAATTTTTCCGGCAAATTTTTTCGCGTGTAGGGTTTTTATGATTGAATATGAATTTCCTTATGATAGTTTTATTGGTGGGTGGTTTATTGATGAAAAAATATGTGATGGATTAATTGATTTTTTCAATAATCTAGAACCTCAATATAAACAACCTGGACGTATGTACCGTAATGGTAGAAGAAAAATCGTACCAGAGGCAAAAGACTCACTAGATTACTGCTTCAGATATGAGGAGCATGTGGAGCAGTATAAAACATATGTTGATGAATTACTAAAAGTATCACAACTTTATTCAAAAAAATATGTTGACTGTGATTGTGTTTCATCATTTGGACTTCGAGAACCAGCAAATATCCAATATTACAAACCAGGCGGTGGATTTAAAACCTGGCATTGTGAAAGAACTAATCTTGGGGTATGTACAAGACACCTAGTTTTCATGACATATCTGAATGATGTGGAAGATAATGGCGGTACAGAATTTAAGTATCAAAAGTTGATAACACCTGCCAAAAAGGGATTAACATTGATATGGCAGACTG